GAAAAAGATGTCTTCCGGTGGTATCACCAAGGCCAAGATGGGCGCAGTCAAGACCGCAGCCCCCAGCAAAGACGGCGTTGCAACCAAGGGTAAAACCAAGGGCAAACAGATTGTCATGAGCGGGAGCAAGCCGCTTGGCATGAACAAGGGCGGCTACGCAAAAGGCAAGTGCTGAAATGATGGCCTCCCGTGGGATGGGGGCCATCGCTCCCTCCAAGATGCCCAAGGGCGTGAAAAAAGCACGTCGAGACGACACTGACTTCACGCAGTATGCTGAGGGCGGCAAAGTCAACGCTGCGGGCAACTACACGAAGCCAGGCTTGCGCAAACGCATTGTGTCGCAGGTAAAAGCTGCGGCAACCCACGGTACCAAGGCGGGTCAGTGGTCTGCGCGTAAGGCGCAGCTGGTGGCCAAGAAGTACAAGGAAGCTGGCGGCGGGTACAAGGACTGAGATGAAAGCACCGCAGAAATCCCTGAAGGATTGGGGCGACCAGAAGTGGCGCACCAAGTCCGGCAAACCGTCTTCCAAGACGGGGGAGCGGTACCTGCCTGAGAAGGCCATCAAAGCCCTGAGCCCTGCGGAGTACGCAGCCACCACCAAAGCGAAACGCGCAGGCAAGGCGGCGGGCAAACAGTTTGTCGCGCAGCCCAAATCAATTGCCAAGAAAACAGCAGGGTTCAGATAATGGCAACAACGTCCGGCGTAGCAGCATTCAACCTCGACCTGTCTGAGATCGTCGAGGAAGCGTTTGAGCGTGCAGGCTCCGAGCTTCGCACGGGCTACGACCTGCGCACCGCACGTCGGTCGTTAAATCTTTTGTTTGCAGATTGGGCCAACCGTGGCGTCAACATGTGGACGTTCGAGCAAAACACCATCAATCTGGTGACCGGACAACCCACGTATGCACTGCCTGACGACACGGTAGACATCCTGGACCATGTGATTCGTACCCAGGCAAACCAGCCCAGCAATCAGGCGGACCTCACCATCACGCGTATTAGTGTTTCTACCTACGCGACGATCCCCAACAAACTGACAACCGGGCGCCCCATCCAGGTCTGGATTCAGCGTTTGACGGCCAATACAGCGCTGACTTCTGCCACCACGACGGGTGGGACGACGGCAGCAAACGCAACGACAATCCAGGTCTCAACCCTGGCGGGTCTGCCCACAGCAGGTTTCTTGACGATTGGCACCGAGCTGATCAGCTACAACGAGACCAGCAACCCCCAGGACGGAGCACCGTTCTATCTATACAACTGCTGCCGGGGCCAAGACGGTACCACGGCGGCCTCAATCCCTTCCGGTACGGCCATCAAGCTGACCCAGAAGCAGTCAATTACGGTCTGGCCAACGCCGGACCCCGGGACCCAGTATCAGTTCGTCTACTGGCGTATGCGCCGTATTCAGGATGCTGGCAGTGGCGTGAATATCGCTGACGTCCCGTTCCGGTTTATCCCCTGTCTGGCCGCTGGCCTGGCCTACTACATCGCGCTCAAGGTGCCTGGTGGCATGGAGCGCCTGGCGATCCTAAAAGCCCAGTATGACGAGGCGTGGATGACGGCAGCCGATGAGGATCAAGAACGAGCAGCAATCCGGCTTGTGCCGCGCCAGATGTTCATAGGGGGCGGTACGTAATGGGCAACCGGTTTTCGTCCGGCAAGAACTCGATTGCGCAGTGTGACCGGTGTAACTTCCGGTTCAAGCTGCACGAGTTAAAGACGGAGATCATCAAGACCAAGCCGTACCAGTTGAAGGTATGTAGGACGTGCTGGGACCCGGACCATCCGCAGTTGCAGCTGGGTATGTACCCGGTTGACGATCCGCAGGGTGTACGCGATCCTCGTCCTGACATCACGTATTTGTTGGGCGGCAACACGGGCTTGCAGATCACTGAGGTAGTGGGCACGGGCCCGGATGAGAACGGCACACCGTCTGGCGGCTCACGTGTAATTCAGTGGGGGTGGAATCCGGTTGGCGGATCAACGTTTTTTACGTCGGTTGAAACACCAAATAACTTGGTGTCCCGCGTAGAACTTGGTACAGTAACGGTAGTAACGACGTAAGGAGTCGATCATGGACAAGAAAGACCTGGCGCAAGACAAGAAAATGGTGGCATCCGCCGTGCACAAGCACGAAGCTCGCATGCACCCGGGCAAGGCCCCGACCAAACTGGCTAAGGGCGGCGTGACCTCCAAGGCCATGATGTCAATGGGCCGTAACCTGGCTCGCGCTGCTAATCAACGCAGCTCTGGTCGCGGAGGCTGAGATGGCAACATACAAGCAACCCACAAAAACCGCTTCTCCCGTCGTTGGCGTGGAGAACAACAAAAAATATTTGCGTGAAGCCAACGTGGCTGTCGCCAATATTCACAGTAACGACTACAAAGGCACCAAGACTGACGGTATCAAAATCCGTGGTACCGGGTGCGCTACCAAAGGCGTGATGGCTCGCGGGCCGATGGCTTGAGATGAACTACAGCGAACTTGTTTCTGCTATTCAGTCGTACACCGAGAACGCGTTCCCGGATACGTACCTCTCGAACGGGACGGTGATTGGGCCAAACGCTCAGATCAACCGTTTCATCGAGCAGGCAGAGCAGCGCATCTACAACACAGTTCAGTTCCCGTCGTTGCGTAAAAACATGACGGGCACCCTGACATCGACCATACCCTATCTGTCTGCGCCTGACGACTATCTCTCTACGTATTCACTGGCGGTCATCGTCAACGGGTCGTACGAGTACTTGCTCAACAAAGACGTTAACTTCATCCGGCAGGCATACCCCAATCCGACCACGGACACGGGCGTGCCCAAGTACTATGCGCTATTTGGTCCCACTGTATCTGGCAGCACTATTACCAACGAGCTATCTTTTATTGTCGGTCCTACACCCGACAGCAACTACCCTGTTGAACTGCACTTTTACTACTACCCCAAATCTATTGTGCAGTCCTCTATTAACGCGCTAGGCGTTATTGTTGGCGGGTCTGGGTATACGAACGGCAAGTATTACGGCGTCCCGCTCACGGGCGGCACTGGCCAGGGTGCTGTGGCCGACATAATTGTGACTGGCGGTGCAGTAGACGAGATATTCATTAAGAACTCCGGTTGCCTGTACACGGTCGCCGACAGCCTATCTGCCGACGCTACTTACCTTGGTGGCACGGCTACGGTTGACTTCAGTGTCCCGATCACCCAGGTAAACAATGCCCAGGGCACCTCTTGGCTTGGCGACAACTTTGACACGGTGTTGCTGTACGGCTGCCTGGTTGAGGCATACACCTTCATGAAGGGTGAGGCTGACATCATTGCCCTGTACGACGGTAAGTACAAGGAAGCTATGGCGATGGCCCAGCGTCTGGGTGACGGTCTGGAGCGTAGCGACGCATACCGCAGTGGCCAGGCGCGTGTTGCGCCGTTGCCGCAGAATAACGGGGTGCGTTGATGGCTTTCACCGGCAACTACACCTGCAACAGCTTCAAGACCGGCTTGATGAACGGCATGTTCGACTTCACGACGGACACGTTCAAGATTGCACTGTATACAAACACAGCTACGCTCAATGCCGACACTGCCGCG